GATTTATGCTTACTCAAAAGAAGAGCAATTAGAATATGAAGATGAGTTATCTTTTGAAAATGAATACGATTACGATGATTCAGAAGATGACCAAGAGCAATCAGAAGATAAAAATGAAAACACAATAAAACCAGAAGGTGATGAAGGTGATACCGATGATGACCAAGGTTCTGGTAACACTTCAGGTAATAACGAAGAAGGTGAAGAAGAACTTGAAGATGAAATGGTGCAAACACTTAACCGTGATAAAGAATCTGAAGATTATACAGGCGATGATGAATTTCAACCATCATGCCAAACAGATGAAGTTTATCGTCAAAATGAAAACTCATTGGTTGACGATGTTTGTAAACCAAGAGTTTACTTAAACTTTCCAAAACCAAATCTAAAAAATATTATAACTCCTGTAAAAAGAGTCCAAGAACTTTTAACAAAAGAATTCGAAAGACAAATTGGATCCAAATATTTCAAAAAAGATTTAGGTGACCAATTACTATCAGAATTCAAAAAGAAAAATGACAAGTATATTTCATTACTTGCTAAAGAATTTGAGATGAAAAAGGCTGCTAAAGTTTTTGCGAAAAGAAAAATTTCAAGCACTGGTGATTTAGATATTAACAAACTTGCTAGTTATAAATTTGATGATAATATTTTCAGAAAAGTTATGATGATGCCTAAAGGTAAATCACACGGTCTTGTGTTATTACTTGACTATTCTGGTTCAATGTTTGAAAACTTACCAGGTTCAATTGAACAAGTTTTAATTCTTGCATCGTTTTGCAGAAAAGTAAATATACCATTTACCGTGTATAACTTTGGTTATTCTGGAATTACTCATGCAACTGACCTTGGTTATGAAAAAGAAAATAATATTTCATTACCTGAATCATTTGAGAAAAAATTAGGTAATATTTGGTTTGAAAATGTAAGTATTAGAGAATATTTAAATTCAACCATGAGAACATCTGATTATAACAATGCTCTCAAAAATTTATTGTTACTTAAAAAAGCATGGGAATCATATAAAGATTATAGTTCTCTTTATAATGATAGAGTTTATGTTCCAGATTTTGAAAACTTAACAAACACTCCATTGACACAAGCAATGTATGTGATGGGCTATATTGTTCCAGAATTTAAAAAACAAAACAACCTCGATTTAGTTAATCTTGTTGTGGTTCATGATGGTGATGCTGACATGACAAATAGAGAAGTTGCTTTAGATGATCCATTCAGTAACAATAAAGATAGACCTTATGGAAAATACCTTGATTATGATTCTATCTATGTTTTAACAGATAAGAAAAATAGATACTCATCAACATATATTACTGGAGGTGAAAAATCAATGTATCAGGTTGTTTGTGATTGGTTCAAACAAACAACGAATTCTAAAATTGTTGGTTTCTATCTTGTTCCACCAACAACAAGATATGTAAGAGACGCTGTTGCTAGACAATATGTGAGTAGCAAAACATCAAGCTATGGACACACAGCGAGATACCTCAACGATGATGAATTACAAATTGTAAAACAATTCAGAAAAGACAAATTGTTAATTTCTAAAAAACCAGGTTATGATGATTTTTATTTGATTCTTGGTGGTAAAGATTTAACCGTTCAAAATGAAGAAATTGAAGTGACAGGCAAAGTAACTTCAGCAAAATTAAAATCTGCCTTTCTCAAAATGAACAAAGGCAAACAAGTAAATAGAGTCCTAGTTAGCAAATTTATTGAAAAAATAGCTGCTTAGGGGGCTTGACTTTCCGTCCAGTTGTGATAGGATGGACACATAAGATAGTGAAATAAGGAGAATATATTATGTCTACATTACAAAAAGTCCGTCAAGAGTTCCTTGATAAACTTAAATCTACTGGTAAACAATCAGTATCTCGAACCGAACTAAACAAAATTGGCCAAGAGGTTGGTCTAAAAAGTTATGGTTGGTTCACCAAACAACTAGAAAACAAAATTGGGCGTGGTCTTTATAAAGTTCCTGGTAACTCACCGGCTATTGCCCTACAATCCAATGTTGCCAAAAAGGAAAAAGTTGTACCAATCAATAATACAATCGAAACATCTGGTAACCGAATTGCGAATGTTGCCACTGAACTTTCGATGACTGATTTGGTGCCTGAACCATATTCAAACTATGTTCCTTTTGGCAACTTCAATGATGTATTACAAATTATAAAATCAGGCATTTTCTTTCCTGTTTTTGTTACTGGTCAATCTGGTAACGGTAAAACAATGTCTATCGAACAGGCGTGTGCTAAACTCAAACGAAAATTTGTGTTAGTATCCATGACACCTGAAACCGATGAGGCAGACCTACTTGGTAACTATGTTCTTATCAATGGTCAAATGGAATGGAGAGATGGTCCTGTCACAACGGCTGCTCGTGAAGGTGCAGTGTTGTGTATTGACGAGATCGATTACGGCGCTCAGAACCTAAGTTGTCTTCAACGAGTGTTAGAAGGTAAACCATTTTTGCTGAAGAAAAAAGGCGAATTGGTTACACCCACTCCGGGTTTCACTATCTTTGCTACCGCTAACACCAAAGGCAAAGGTTCTGAGGATGGCCGTTATATATTTACCAATGTGCTTAACGAAGCATTTTTGGAAAGATTTAGAAATACCTATGAACAAGATTGGCCACCTGCTAATGTTGAAAAGAAAATTATCAACGGTGAGTTGGAAAAAGCAGGCGTGAATGATGCTGATTTTGCTGACAAACTTGTAACATGGGCTGATGCGATTAGAAAAACTTTTGAAGTTGATGGTTGTGATGAAGTAGTTTCAACCAGAAGACTGGTTCATATCGTTGAAACCTATGGTATCTTTGGTGATAAAATGAAAGCGATTGCTTATTGCTTAAATAGATTCGATGATGAAACTAAAGTATCATTCATTGACCTTTACACCAAAGTTGATAGTGGTGCTAATTTAGAGGACATTATGAACGCTTCAGGTGAATCAAAAGCAGAAGATTTGGAAGAACTTGAAGATGATGAGGATACCGATAGTAACGGATACTATGACCAAAATCAGGCAGACATTTGATTGTTTGCCTCATTTTGATTGATAATTAAGTATAATATAACAATCTGGTGAAGGTCGCACACCAGAATTGTTTTTGTTTTGCGACCATTATATTATGGAGAAATATTCAATGACTAAAGTATCAAGTGCAGCTAAGTATAAAATTCTAGGTTATCTTTCAAAGACATCTGGTTACAATACTCTAACAGTTGCTAAAGCTAAGTCAATGTTTGGTATTAAAAATGTTGCAGCTCGAATCGATGAACTTCGCAAAGAAGGTCATGCTATTTACACAAATTCTAAAAATGTAAATGGTGAAAAGGTTACATTCTATCGTTTGGGCACACCATCACGCAAAGTCGTTGCTGCTGGTGTTGAATACCTTCGCCAACAAGGTGAAAAAGCATTTGCCTAATTTAAATGCTTAATCCAAAAGGGAGTGATATATATAATTATACCACTCCTTTTTTTTAATATTATGGATATATTATGGAAATCAAAATCAATATTGACGAACTGAAAAAACATAAATTGTTTATTGCTACGCCAATGTATGGCGGCCAATGTTATGGTCTTTATGCAAAAGCAGCCTTAGACACACAAACAACACTTTCAAAATATGGAATAGAATGTAAATTTTCTTTTCTATTTAACGAATCATTAATTACTCGTGCTAGAAATTATCTAGTTGATGAATTTTTAAGGTCGGGTTATACTCATATGATGTTTATCGATTCTGATATTCATTTTAATCCACAAGATATTATTGCTTTATTAGCGTTAGATAAAGATGTAATTGGTGGACCTTATCCTAAAAAATCTATCAATTGGAAAAATATTGCAGAGGCAGCTAGAAAACATCCAGATATGCCCGTTACAGATTTACCATCATTAGTTGGTGAATATGTTTTCAATGTGGTAAAAGGAACTAAATCATTCCAAGTTACCGAACCAATCGAAGTATTAGAAATTGGAACAGGCCATATGTTGATTAAACGCCAAGTATTTGAAAAAATGGCAGAAGCTTATCCAAACATTCAATACAAACCCGACCATGTTGGTCAGGCGAACTTTGATGGGTCAAGATACATTCATGCTTACTTTGATACTATTATTGACACCAAAGATAGTCCTACGGGCGGAGGTTCAGACCGATATCTATCAGAAGATTATATGTTCTGCCAAATGTGGCGTAAGATAGGTGGTCAAATCTATATGTGTCCTTGGATGAAGAATCAACATATTGGAACTTATGCGTTTGCTGGTGATATGCCTGCTGTAGCAAAATATACAGGAAAATTATAATGTTAGTTGGTCTTGTTGGATTTATCGGATCTGGCAAAGGAACTGTTGGTGATATTCTTGTTGAAAAAGGTTATCAAAAAGATAGTTTCGCTAGACCATTAAAAGATGCCTGCTCGGTTATATTTGGCTGGGATAGAAAATTACTTGAAGGTGAAACAAAAGAATCCAGAGAATGGCGAGAACAACCTGATGAATTTTGGTCAGATGCTTTTGGTCATCCTTTTACTCCTAGAACCGCTTTACAAATATTAGGCACCGAAGGTTGCCGTAATAATATTCATAAAGATATATGGGTTCATTCATTATTGAAACGAGCATCAACCAAAAATACAGTCGTATCAGATGTTCGCTTTCGAAATGAAATTAAAATGATTCATGACCATGGTGGTAAAATTGTCCGAGTTAAACGAGGACCTGAACCAGAATGGTTTGATGATGCAATTAGATACAATCGAGGTCCTAGAAAAAACTTTGGTTGGGCTAATGCAAAATATAAATTGCAAGATTTAAATATTCATTCTTCTGAAATTGATTGGGTTGGATGTCCTATTGACTACACAATAGAAAATAATGGGACATTAGAAGACTTAGGCAATAAAGTAGATGACCTATTGCAATTTATTAAAAACAGTGTATAATTATATTATTATTATAAAGGTGAAACTATATTATGAAACTCTCGAATGAAACTATTTCTATATTAAAAAACTTTGGTGCTATTAATCAAGGTATTTTTTTCAAAAAAGGAAAAACACTCAAAACAGTTTCTTCTCATAAAAATATTTTAGTGCAAGCTAATATTAATGAAGAAGTTCCTGCTGACTTTGGTGTTTATGACCTAAACAATTTCTTATCTGTTATCTCATTAAGTTCAGATCCAACATTTGAATTTGAAGATAAGAATGTAGTTATTGTTGGCAACAAAGGTCGATCAAAAACAAAATATCGTTTTTGTGAACCAACAATGATTGTAACTCCACCTGAAAAAGAATTATCAATGCCTGATCCTGATATTACAATCGAATTATCACTTGATGATTTCGCTGATGTCATGAGAACAGCCGCAGTTCTTTCTTCTCCACAAATCGCTGTTGAATCTGATGGTTCTAAAGTTAATCTTGCTACATTAGATACAGCAAATGATTCTGCTCACACAAACACACTTGAAATTGGTTCTGGTGATGGTAAAGTTTATAAAATGATTTTCAAAACAGAAAACTTATCTAAGATTTTATCAGGTTCTTATACCGTAAATATCTCATCAAAAGGTATTGCTCACTTCAAGAACAAAAATGTTGACTTACAATACTGGATCACCACAGAACAAGGTTCTAAATTTGGTGCTTAGTGTGAA